TGCGGCGAACTCGACCACCCCACGGACTCCATCATCCACTTCTCCAACGCCTCCCACAAAGTTACCAAACTGTGGTGGGAAGGAAATACCCTCATGGGCGAGGGCATCATCCTCAACACCCCCAGCGGGAAAATCCTCCGGGCGCTCATCAACGACGGCGTCCGGGTCGGAATCTCCAGCCGGGGCGTCGGCAACGGAAAAGTGAACGAGGACGGCATCCTCGTCATCGGCGAGAGCTACAAACTCATCACCTTCGACGCCGTCGCCGACCCGTCCACACACGAAGCCTTCCAAGAACGCTACGTCTCCGACAAGCGTGAGTGTTTCACGCCTACACAGCCATTAATTATGAACAGCCCTGCGAAAAATGAAAGCAGCGGCATACATAAACCTGTCAGTAAAGAACTGTTACTGGCGGTCCTCAGTGGCGCAGTCAACAACAAGGCCAACGAAATCAAAGAGAGGTTGAGCTAATGAGCAAGATTAACGAACTATTAAGCAAGGTGCTCGGCGAAAACGCCGACATCAAAGAGCTTTCCGAAGCAGTTCAGGGCCTCGTTGAAGACGCCCGTGGCGAACTCGAAAAAGAGTTCAATACGAAACTCGAAGAAGCTTACAAGGAACTGTCGACCGAACTGAAGGAAGCCGAAGCCACCGCCGAAAAGGGGTACGCCGAAGCACACGCCATCATCGTCGACCTCCGCAACCGCCTCGACACCCAGCGGAACGAATTCGACGCCGCCCTCGAAGAAGGCTACGAGGAAGCTTACCAAATGCTCCTCGCCGAGCGGGGCAAAAAGGACAACGTCGAAACCGAAATGTACGAAGAGTACGACAAGAAGCTCAAGGAAATGAAGGAATACATGATCGACAAGGTCGACGAATTCCTCCAGCACAAGGGCAAGGAAATCTACGAACAGGCACGCCGGGACGTCCTCAACGACCCCCGCATGGCCGAACACAAGGTCGCACTCAACAAGGTCGTCGAAACCGTCGCCGAGTACATCTCGGACGAGGAATACGCCCTCGCCACCTCGGCCAAGCTCCAGGAAGCCCACAAGACCCTCGAAGACCTCAAGGGCCAGGTACGCCTCCTCGAAGCACGAAACATCCGCATCTCGACCGAAAATAACAAACTGACCGAAGCAGTCCGGCAGAACCAGGAACTCCTCAAGGAGCACACGGCTCACGCCACTTCGGACGAAAAGAAAGCAAGAAAAGAAGCAGCGCAGAATGTAACGGGGCGTGGAAAAAAGACGGACGGCCCGACGGAAGTCATCAAGGAAAACGTTGGCGACAACCAGGGCTCCGCAAAGACTGACGACACCCTCGTCGAAGGCTTCAACCCCGATGAGTTGAAGCAGATGAAGGCCCTGTCCGGTCTCGTCAAAGAAGACAAGTAATTCTAGGAAACAACACCATTAAGGGGTTTTTACAATGAACGCCAACGCAAAGTTTCTCAATGAGGCTCGGGAACTGGAATCCCGCTGGGCCAAGACTGAACTCCTAGAAGGAATCAGCGACAAGTACACCCGCTCCGCTACCGCCGTCCTTCTGGAAAATCAGCGGCTCATGAACGAAGTCAGCACGGACACGAGCGACATCGCTCAGTTCAAGCGGATTTCGATCCCGCTCGTCCGCCGCATCTACCCGCAGTTGATCGCAAACAAGATCGTCTCGGTCCAGCCCCTGCTCGGCCCGACCGGTCTCGTGTACTACCTCCGCTTCCGCTACAGCACCAACAAGGGTGCCATCCGTGGTGCCAGCAACCTCGCAGGCTACCCCTACGATGACGCCAACACGCTGATGCAGGTCGCCAGCGGCAGCGGCAACGTCGAAGTGTTCTACTCCTCTCAGTTCATCCAGAACGAGACGAGCAGCACCGACGACGGCGGCGACACCACCGCCGTGTTCTCCCCGCTCGAACACACGCCGGTCCTCCCGGGCACCGTCACCGGAACCATCTACATCGGGGCCACCCCCGTGCAGACGTTCTCGGTCAACGAGTCCGGAACCTTCGTGTTCTCCAACCTCGGCGCTCCGGCCACCACGGTCCTCAGCGGCTCGATGAATACGACCACGGGTGAAATCACCCTGACGTACTCCGCAGCCCCCGGCCCGAACCACATGGTCCTGAGCTACGAATACAACATGGAGTGCAACCAGGACCTGCCGGAAATCAACCTCGTGATCGAATCCGAGGAAATCGCCGCCAAGACCCGGAAGCTCAAGGCCGTCTGGAGCTACGAAGCTCAGCAAGACCTCCGCAGCCAGCACAACCTGGACGCCGAGGCCGAACTGACCGCCGTCCTCGCCCAGGAAATTAACCTGGAAATCGACCGGGAAGTCCTCACCGACATCCGGAACAACGCCGGGACCGTCGCCTCGTGGGACTTCAACACCGCCCTCGGTGACACCATCAAGGAGAAGTACGAGTCCCTGTACGTCAAGGTCGTCGAAGTCAGCAACATCATCCACCGGAAGACCCTCCGTGGTGGTGCCAACTGGATCGTCACCTCGCCGGAAGTCGCCTCGATCTTCGAGACGGCCACCGCAGGCTTCGCCCCCGCCGGTGACCCGACGTCGTTCACGTCGTCGCTCGGTATCCAGTACGTCGGTACCGTCAACACCCGGTGGCGCATGTACAAAGACCCCCTCTTCCCCACGAACCAAATCCTCATGGGGTACAAGGGTGACTCGTACATGGACAGCGGCTACTTCTACGCCCCGTACGTCCCCCTCACCCAGACGCCGGTCGTCCTCGATCCGGAAAGCTTCTGCCCTCGTAAGGGGATTTTGACAAGGTACGGCAAGAAATTGCTGCGTGAGGGAAGTCGCTTCTACGCTCGTCTGAGCATCGCTAACTTCATCATCTAAACCTACACGGTTTAGGGTGAATACAAAAATAAAGACCCCGTCAGAAATGGCGGGGTTCTTTATTGGTCATTTCTGTCCAGGCAAGGGCATTTTAACAGGCAGGTAATTAACTACTCCGAGAAGGCTTTAATTTTTATGCACTTACATTAGATTTTTCAGACCAATATGGCTAAGATATAGTCATGAAAGAAGAATTGGAAAAATGGGCGTCAGAAATCGGCATACAACTCGAAGCTGAAGGCAAGAAGATCAAAATACTGGACACGGCGGTTCCCTCGGACGTCCAAGAAGGCGAAATAACTTTGTTCTCCGACGAGTGGAATACTCGACCTCATGCGTGCCAAAATTTCGTGTTGGGTAAGGTCGGACTCTTCAAGCGAAGAATCCCTGCACGCAAGTGCGTTTGCACCCAAATTACTTCCGGAGAGGCGAGAGAGTTTATTGAACGAACTCACATCCAAGGGAAAAACCACCTGGGTGTAGCCTTTTTTGGCCTCATGTACAGCGGAGAGTTGGTCGGCGTATTAAGTTTAGGACGACACCACCGACAAGTATCCGACAACCGGATCATTCTCGACCGACTGTGTTTTGCTCCAGAGACGCAAGTAATAGGAGGGGCAAGCAAAATGCTCAAGCAGGCGGTTCTGTGGGCTCAAGAACACAATTACGACGAGATCATCACCTTCAGTGACAACCGCTGGACAGACGGAGACATTTACCGGCGATTGGGCTTTATTCTCGACCGGGAATACCGCCCCGACTACAGCTATGTCATTCCCGGAGACTCGTCCAAGAGGCTTAGCAAGCAGAGCCAAAAGAAAGATGCCGTAGATTGTCCTGAGGGCCTGACGGAATTGCAGTGGGCAACTCAGCGTGGGCTAATAAGAGTGTATGATTTGGGCAAGAAACGGTGGGCGTTGCCTTTGCGTTCGAACGTGCTCACTTGGAGTCAGAAAACTTCTCTGATCTGTGCTAGTCAGCACCGGGACGGGGTTTTCAAACACTCGCACATTCGGGGGTACTTCCCCTCCGCAAAAAACAAGGCAGACGTTTATTTCGGGTCGTCGTATGAATTGCGGTGCGAGTACCTTTTGGAGGCCGACCCAAACGTGGCTTCCTATCGGCGATGCGAAGTATTTTTCTCGGGCACGGGCTGGAGGAATCCCGACCTACTCGTGACGTACACTGACGGCACGACCGAGATCATCGAGATCAAACCCAAAAGTTGGCTAACTTATGAGGCCGTCAAGCAGCAGATACAAGACTCGGAAAAATTCTGTCGGGACAACGGCCACAAGTTCAGGGTGTGGAGCGAGGCGGACAGTGGACTGAGCGGTGAAAAGGAAATCATTGCATGGGCTCGGGAGTTCCTAAGAGACAAGGGTGATCCGCAATTTGCCGAAAGGAAAAAGGCCAACGACCGCCGAAAAGCTGCAAAACATTATAGAAACAAAGTCGCCACCGACACCGTCACCCTGTTCTGCAAGTACTGCAATGAGGTGCATACACCTCTTCGCCTCACCCACGATAAGAATATCGAAAGGAATGGTTGCTACATTTGCGAGAAAGAGGGCGGGCACATCGCCGGAAGCAAACCGAAAAAGAAGAAGGTCAATCCCTACGCTGCGGAGGGAAAGAAACAGTGCAACAAGTGCCAGGGGGTCTTGCTATTGGAGGAATTCGGCGACGACAAGACGAAATCCGACGGGAAGGCGACCCGATGCAAGAAGTGTCGGGCAACTGCCTATTCTCAACAATATCACCTTTCTAAGGTAAAACAATCTTTATAAACATGATGAGGGTATCTAGAAAATGTACTGTTCAGACAGCAAGTGCCATAAAAATGCAACCCCTTGTATTCCAAAATTGCAAAATTATATTTATTCCCAGATTTGATGGGAGCAGAACCCTTTTCCAGTCTGGTTGGCTTGTCTAGACGACACATTTTAGAAATCCCCTCCCAGTCCTCTTTCGATAAGCCATCCAGATTGTCAATTGCTTTATTTAAAACATTTTGCAAAAAAGATCGATTCTTGAATTGTCGCCGACTGAGGGTCATAAAAAGCAATATCGAATGGATGAAGGACATATAGAGTTTTCTCGGGTCTATTCCCTGTATGAATATTCGACCATGCAGC